CCACCGGAGTGCTGGCACCGTTGCCACCGTCCAGGATTTCAAATCTCGTGACAAACTTGTAATCGATACCGCTGGCAGCACTGGCCATTTCCAGGAAGTCCATCTGCTTCTGTAGCTGTTCGCCGACCAGTTTAGACACTGAGTTAGATGCATCATCACGTACTTCACATGTGGTATCTGCCCAACTATGACGTCCGGCCAATTTCAGTGTGCTGTTGTAGACTGGTATTGCAATTTCTTCAAAAGTAAGATTTGGTCGTGCAAAACTGATAACCTGTTTGGTCAATTCAGTTGTGGGTGTCGAAACACCAAAGTTATCAAACATCACTCTAAAGCGATATCTGAGCTTGGGCATTAACAAGCCCTGGTTAGACGGGCTTTGGTTACTAGCCAAAGGAACCGACATTCTTGAAAGTGATGCACTGCTTGCCATGTATATCTCCTAATATGTTTATTTACCTTTGAGAAGAGGCTGAAAAATCAGCCTCTACCCTTGATCATTATGTACCTGCGGCAATTGCACCAGTGTTCTTGATGCGTAGAGGAATGTAGATGAACTCCACAGCCTTCACTGGTTCGATAGCAATATCAACCCACAGTTCGTTCCTGTCGATACGTGCAGGAGTGTTGTTGCTCAAGTCGCATACCACTAGGTAGTCATAGATTGCACGTTTGGCTACCAAGTCAATCATCAAGCTGTTGCACAGATTGGCGATAGAATTACGTGTGATCTGATCGTTGGGTTCAAACAAGAACAACTTACCAACTTCTTCCAATCGGCCACGCAGGAAGCAGACCAAACGTGCCACGTTGATGCGGTCCAATGCTGTTGTTGTGGTTGTGGTGGTCTTATTACCGAAGTTGGTAATACCAATTCCAGGAATAAACGTGATCGGATTGATGTTGCGTTCATACAGGATGTCTCGCACACTTTGGCTCACACCAATTTGTGTGAATTCACCGGTGGTGGCATTGATATAACCGATGGCTGTGGCATTATCTACTACACCACGACGTGTTCCTGCAGGTGCCAACCATGGATAGCTGACTGCGTCGGAACGCAGTATGGTGCGAACCATCATGTGGCTTGGTGGTTGTACCACGGTATTACCGCCCAAGTCATTGGTCAAGCAACTGGGATAGAACGCGCCAGCATAGTTACTGGTGCTGCTGTTGCCATCTTCGGTTGGTAATCCCAGGCCGTTGTTGTTGGTAGCCCAATCAACCAAGCTGTTGCCATCTGGTCCCAGGCGCATAGGAGTATCTGCAACCACAAACAATGTGTTGTTGCGCTCATTGCTGAGTGCAATCATGTTTGGAGTCAGTTCAGGATATGCTGGAGTAGCAATCAAGTTGTACTGATTTTGTTCTTCTCTCGCAGCCAGGCTGGTATCGATACCGCTTTTCATGGCAGCCACAATCATCTTGCGCTGTGCTTGACGACCGCCGTACATGGCGCCGTTTGGACGATTGCCAGATGCTGTGAGCCAGGTGTTGAGAACAATTTGATCCCAGTATGATGTATTGCTTGGCGCATGACCTGTACCAGCAGCAGTGGCCACATAGATACCATTGTTGTAGCTCACAAAGTCATTTACCGCATATGTTGTGGTATTTGAATAAGCACTGATAGTGTAGTCGGTAGCTGTGGTAGTGAAGTAATTCAGTTGGAAAGTCTTCACATTGTACCCGCTACGACGTGTGTTCCACAGCAACATGCCCTGAGGATATAGTGCAGGATCAGGTGCATCTGGATCCAAATAGTCGCTGACCAGCAGGCTGGTGATAGTCGGGAATGGATCGGCCACAGGATCTGTTGTGCCGTTTGGTGCCCAACGTGCATCTGCAAACAGGATACCATCTTGTGTGGTCTGATCTGTAGTGTTGATTTCCACCCACTGATCCACCCCACTCATTGACTCCCAACGATACAGTTTGGGATAGTTTTCTAGATCACCAGTATCAACCCACAGGTCACCATAAACCAATGGTGATTCTGCTGTGTCAGTCTGTGTGGTAGGTGCAGTAGCACTCACAATAGGACCTGCTGCGTTGGTATTTGTAAGATCATATCCACGTACATCATTGGTGACATTCTGATAACCTTGCCATGTTCCGTTGTCTTGGATCATGATATCGCAGTCATCCACAGAGCTGTAGTACCACATACGACCATCAGCTGGACTTTGATATGGCGATGTATCACTTGCAGTATATGTGAACAATGTAGAAGTCACAAAGTTACTGAGCACTAATCTTCCGGCATTTAAATTGGATGCTCTTACTTTAGGGGTGCTGCCGGTTGCAAATCCTGCAGTGGTCACAGGAGTCCCGGTACCATTCAGAAGCTGCATAGTTCCGCCCTGACTATGTGTGAATACAATATTTCCTGCAGAATTTACACTGGCGCTCACATATGGAACCGCGGCTGCACTGACTGCGCTGATAAAGTTGGCCACAGTTCCAGTGCCACCAATGGTCACGACAGCACTATTAGTTACTGAGGATCCAGCTTCAGTTGCGTATAATGTGAAAGTATTTCCCACAACAAATGCTGTCCCAGTAGGAGTAGTTGTTCCTGTCACAATAGTGGCACCCAATGCTATACGTTCAAAAATTTCAAACGACATAACTTCATTAGGATTATAAGTTACTTGTTCAGCAGTATAGGCTGCATAGGTTGTACCAATAGGAATATTTTTACCGCCGCCGGTTGGATCTAATCCAAAAATTGCTGTCGCGTCGCCGGAATATGCAGGAACTGCTTGTGCAATCCATAAATCTAATGCGGTACTGTAACTTTTAAGTGATAAAGATAGACCGTTATTTGCGGCACTGAGGTTATTCCACACAGATCCGTATGGGCGAGGTACATCATCTGTGGTTCTCCAACGTGGTGCTTGATAACTGTATCCTGGAAAATATATAGGTGTATAATATTCACCTTCGGTAATGCCCAGCAAGGTCAGCAATGCTGCGCCAGAATTTGGACCTGGTTGTATAACCACGTGACCTTCGCCAGCAGTGGAGCCATCGCTGGTCGCAAGAGAATTAGCATAGATGTTCAGCTGTCCGCTGACCGCGGCTGCTGTAACTCCAGTGATAGCCGCTGTGTTAATTGCTGCTGCAAATCCGGTCACAGTGTTTGTTGCTCCCACAGTGACCAAACTTCCGTTGATGTACATATTGTAGCCCACAGTCAAGCTGCTGGGAGCATTGGTGCCGGTTATGGTAGGATACGATGTTTGCCAGGCTCGAGAACCCAGTGCCACCCATGTATTACTGCTGTTTTTGTAATAACCGTTTAAATGCGTGGACACGGCGGATATTGCATAGTCGCCGATGCTGCCGATTGATTGTTGGGGAGTATAATCACCACCACCGTAATTTACTACATCAGCAGTGTCGGTTATTACCAATGGAGTCTGTACTGTGAATGTATTGTTGTTTGGATCCCATTCTTGGATTCCCCATGCAGATACGGAAGTGTCTAACCAGAATGCACCATTGGCCGGATTGCCGGTAGGGCGAGTCAAACTGGCTGTGAGATCAGTAAGATTAATATCTGCACGTTGTATATACGCACGATTGGTCACACCTAATGCACTATAAGCTGCCAACAGTCCATATTCATTCAGTTCATAACCATTGATTGGAGTGCCGGTTGTGGTGTTGTAGAAGAACGGAACACCAAATGTAGCTGTAAGATCACGCTGACTGGTGATGAGATAAGTTTTGTTAGCATTAGCTGCTGTGGTACCTGCTGCCACTGTGACGCCGTCACTGGACACTTTGTTCTGTGCGGTAGCGATCACGAAATAAGGTACGGTATTGACCGCAGATGGAATGTATTGACTTTCGTCAATTACAATTACTTCTACGCCGGGTGATGTTAAAGCCATGGTGGTTTCCTTTTCAAGTTACTGATATTTATAGAGATCGCCAAAAAAACACATGATACAGTGCCCTTTGGCCAAGGTCCACCACAATAAATACACCATGAGACCCATTTGTCAAGCATGCAACCAGCGCCCTTGCGCTGTGAACTACATCCGCGAGGGCATCCGGCATTACAGAAAACGCTGTGAAACTTGTGCTAGGAAAAATCGCGGAATAAAGCCACGAGAACCGCGCTGGAAATCAGCAGGCTATAAAAAGAAAATGAGCTGTGACCGTTGCGGTTTTCGGGCTAGACTTGCCAGCCAGATCGTGGTGTATCACCAGGATGGCAATCTCAGCAATGCCACACCAAAAAATCTCAAATCAGTGTGCAAAAACTGTGTGGAAGAATTGATCAGATCTGACTTGCCGTGGCAGCCCGGTGATCTTGAGCCGGATGTGTGACCAACTGTTGTACCTGAGCATACAGGTCATCCAAGGATCCATTGTTGTCTAGAACAACATCAAAAGCAGTGCCTACCCAGGCAGTTTCGCTGGCATGTATTTTGAGTTTGGCCAGGCGAGACTTGCTGGTGCTCCAGGCCATATTACCAAATTCTCCATGATTAACAGCCACTGCATCATCATACCAGTCGGGTTCAGCACCACGAACAACTCGTACAACCAAGCCGTTGGCTCGTCGGATTGCAGCAATTTCGTTGGGGAATCTACAGTCAGAAATCACTATGTCATCTTGACTGTGCCGCAGTTTGTTTTCCAAACTGGCTATCCAAATATCGTCGTGAAAACCTTGTCTGCACACCTCAGTGCCCCAGTGTTGCAGCACCCAACGCGGTGTGAGCTCGGGCATGTTCAGCCGATCAGCCCACCATGAATCAATTTGTTCGCGCCA